ACGAGAGCAGGATGAACCCGCCGATGACCATCCAGGCCAGCCGCCCGACGGTCGGGTCGCGGGTGGCCACCTCCATGGCGCGCGCGTCGGCGACGTCCTTGAGGTACAGCTCCTCCTCGCTGATCCCCAGCTCGCGCATCTTCGCCTGCAGGTCGGCCTCGACCTTGCGCAGCGCCACCGCCTGCTCGGGCGTCATGTTGGCCATCGAGGTCTCAAGCTGCGCCGGATCGGAGGTGCCGAACACCGCCTGCAGCGCCGTGCCGGCAATGGCGCCGAATGGGCCGCCGAACATCTTGAGCGCTGTGGGCGCGTAGGTCCCCAGTACCTGCTTGGTGACGGGGCCGAGCTTGGACAGGATCGTGGTGAAGACGCTCATCGCTGGGACTCCTCGGGTTGGTACTTGGGTGGGCAGGGCTGGACCGGCGCCTCGGTGCCGGCGAGGTACTTGTACTCAGCCTGCAGTCGCTGGTAGTGCTCGGACAGCTGCTCGCGCAGGATGCCGTCTGGCATCCGGCACAGCGAGGCGTAGTAGAACTCGACGTCGCTCCCGACGAGCCATTGGACCTGCTGGCGTACGACCGCCGCGGGGCTGCGGACTCCGAGGAACTGCAGGCGGTCGCAGTTCCACAGGATCGAGCCGAACACGGCGAGCCACGCCGCGCCGTACACGATCGCTGTCGGGATAGTGCTGCGCAGCATCAGCGCGTCGATCACGAGGCGCGCGGCCAGCGGGAGATCGCGGACCTCGACCTCGGTCCCACGCTTCGCACGCCTACGACGCTTCGGCTTAGGCAAGCGCGATCCCTTGGTTGATCTGAGCATCGCTGTAGATATTTCCACCGTTCTCGTGGTGGATGATCGCTTTCACGAGCTGCGGCATGATCGCCGCGAAATCCACATGGTCATCCGGTTGCACTCCGCACTGAGTGCAGACATCGTTCACATAGGCTTCTGAGTTGTTCTCATTAGGAGGTGCCCAGCGGTCGATCGCCTCGGCAATCGTGTTAAGCCCTTGGCGCTCGTAGGATTTCATGATACGGGAGATAGCACGGATGCCGTAGACAGCATCGGTGAATTGTACGAAGGCGTCATCGGTCTGCGTCGCACATTGTCCCTGCCACGTCACGCCGACGACGTGGCGGACGTTGCCGGGGTTATTGTTGCGTTCACCGCGGGTCATTTCTTCGCCCCATCAAGGTTCTTAGGAACGGCTATCGCTGGCTGCGATGGCTGCGATGGCGGGATCGGGGCGAGTATGCTCATGGTGATCTCCTATGACGAGCGTGAGGTCTAGCGTGCTGCCCACGGCGGTGCGCAGGCGGTTCATCGCGTCGCGGCTGTTCTCGAGCATCCAGCCGAGCGCGGTCTTCATGCGGTTGGTCCCGACGCCGATGCCGTCGATCACGTCGTGCGGGTAGACGGCTGCGTGGATCATCACGAGTGAGCGGGCGCCGTCGCGCAACTTACCGTCGGCCGGGAGCTCGAACACGTCGAGTGCGGCGTTAGACAGCAGCCAGACTTTCTCGCCCGACGGCCGCGCGTACGGACGTACGCGGTAGGAGCCGACCGGCACGCAGGAGTAGTGATGTACTCCACCGCGTCCTGGGCCGGCGAGCCAAGGAGGCTCGAGAGTAAAGATTTTATGTGGGCCCGCTGAGAGCACACCGAGCGTACAGTCGGCCAAGTACTGCTCGCGCGTCAGGAACAGATTCACCTGTGCAGCCTCGTATTGGCGATCGCCTCAGCGGTAGCCATTTGCCGCTCGAGCTCGTTGATGCGCGCATCCTGTTCGCGGTTGACTTGGTCGAAGTTATCCAGGCGACGCAGTACCTCGTTCTGCCTAGTCTCGATGATATTGAGCCGCTTCTGAAGCTCCTGCTCTATTACGCCATCATCCTTGATGGCCGTCGTGAGCCCGTCCAGCGTGCGCTCCATCATCGAGATCCCTATGGGAACCATGGTCGCCCAAGCGGCGAGTATTACGGACGCCACCTTGAGCCAGTAGCTGATGGTGAGCTTGCCGTTGCCGTTCACGTCCGGGTGATGTACCACGTTGGTCGCCTTTGGTTACGCCGGTGGAGGAGGCAGCGGCGGAGCCGCGGGGTCGGAGGCCGAGGTCGCAGCGAGCAGTGCAGTGAGCTGGTCGACGGCGTGCTGCGCGCCGGTCTGCCGCTCGTGACAGAACTGCGCGATGTCCGGGTCGGTCGCCGCCTTCGCCTGCGCGGTCCAGAAGTCGAGCACCGCTTGCGTGGCGCCGAGCGTTAGAGTGCGCTGGTCCTTGAGCGTGATCATGTCGGGCCTCTCGGCAGAACCGGCGGTTCGTGCAGCGCCGGAGGTCCGGCAATCGGGATGGCGACCGGCTGGTGGTGTTCCACTGCGATCACGGTGACGACCACGACGATGGCCGCGCCTGCTTTGCAGGCCGTAGGATGGTCACGACACGTGGCGCAGCCGGCGAGCAGTAACAACAGTGGCAGGTACCGGATCATTGCGAAAGCTCCTTGCGCAGTTCGGCGATGCGGTTATCGATCTGTGCCAGCCGCTCGAGCGCCTTGGGGTCGCCGAGCAGGTGCTCACGCACCGCGCGCGCCTGGGAGACCTCAAGCGCCGCGATCTGCACTCGCACGGACATCTGTGCTTTCTGCTCTGGGGTTGGCGGCGGAGCTCGCCAGCGATGTCCGTCCCACGAGTGCTCCTCAGATGGGCGCGGAGGGCGTAGCGGTTCATCTCGCACGACGACCTGCTTGGTCACCGGGTCTACACGGTGCAATGCCGCATCAAGGCGTCCCTCAATAGGCAAATACCCTGAGGGTGTATTGGAGGCGAGAAAACGCTCGTTGGTTGAGCTGAACACGGTTCCATGGAGTTCGCCGGTTACCGGGTCATAAAAGCTCCACGTCTTCACTTCTTAATTACCTCGGCTTTTAGCATTCCATCGATGAGCCAGACGCTCGTTGACTCATTCCAACCGCCAGCGCCACCCCACTGGTAGTAGGCAATTGTGGACATCGTAAGTGTGAATGTTGCTTCAGCCGCGATCTGGTTGCTGATTAAAGTCCCATTGATACACTGCACCGTCCCAGTAGAGCCGTTGTTGGAATAGACCAAGTTAGACACTGAGTCGTATATCCCGCAATGGGCCCAGAGCGTGGCGTAGGCTCCCGAGCTAGTCGTTCCCCCATACACCTGATCAACCTCTCCAGTCGCCGTAATCACCACTTCGGTATCAAAGGCATATGGTCCGACCGTCAGTGAACATACGGCGGTGTAGGCGGAAATGATGTGCCCACCGTGCCCGAGCCCTACGCTGTCGTGTGGCAGTCCACCACTCCCCGTCGACGTTAGAATGTCGGTCACCGCGTTATCCACGATGTTGTCCGTATCCGCTTGATCGATGTAGGCGAGGTCCCCGCTCGGCGAGAGCAGCGTTGCGATCGACGGCTCGAGCCCGTTGACCTCCTCAAACCGTGGGCGCGCGAACGTCAGCCAGGGGTTGGTTGTACTCGTGTAGTAGAGATACGCCCGCTGCATCTGGTAGTTGGCCCCGGCCGCCATCTTGTAGTCGGTCCCTGGGATGAGGTTGAATCCCGTAGTCGGGTCCCACACGCCACTGTTGCCGGTATTGGGACCCGTGTAGCCGTTACCGTGAATGTACCCGACCATCAGGTACCAATTGCCAAGCGTTAAACTACTTAAATAGACATCGCTGAAGTAAGGATTACTATTCGCGCTTCCATCCAAATTCAATGTCGCGCCTCCGGTATCGCAGCCGTGGAATAGTTGACCGTTGTCGTGGTTGCCGACGTTCACCCAGACCAGCGAGCGGTAGCTCTTGTTGGGGTCGAGTCCCTGAATGTCCTTCGTGTTATACCAACCTGGATCGCTACTGTTGACGCCTCGCCCTTGTGAGTAATAGAGCGGATCGGCACCTCCGTACGGGCCTAGTTGCAGACCGGAAGTTCCGCCAAGGTAGATGCGTTGCGTCCCTGGCTGCGAGATAACCTCCGAGTAGTTCCCTACGTTGCCGCTGGTCGCGCCAACTACCCACGAGTCGGTGAGCGTGTAGTTGCGGTCAGAGAAGGTAGTGAGGGAGCCGAAGGCGAAGTCGCCGACCTGTGCCCCAGCTGTATATAGGCATACCATCGGCGTGAGCGTGAGACCAGAGAGTGGTACGGCGCGCTGTAGGACGCCATTCCAGTAATAGCGCGCTGTAACGCCGTCGTATTTAATTTCAAACGTATCGCCAGTGGAATAACTGCCGAAGCTGCCGATTAGCGCCGCGCTCTCATAGATCTGGACCGTTCCTCCATCTAAATAAAATGCGAAGTCCAGTACCGTATAACTAGGACCACTCGCTGGCTGATGAGACAATCCCACCATCGCATGCGTCGCGCTATTGTCTAATGCCCGACAGCGGACTCCGACACCGCCGAAGAACTTGAAACTCGTATAGCAGGATGAATCCCAGGAGGACGATCCTCCGTTCTTGTAGATCGTATTTAGGCCCTTGAGCGCGGCGTTCCCGATTAGGTTCGGCAGCCAGTCGGCCAATGCCAGCGCGAAGGCCGACACGCCGTTCACAGCCGGGTACGGGCCGGCGACGTTGCCGTTGAGGTCGATCACCCGCACCCAGTAGTAGCGCGTAACGGTGTCATTGCGCGTAAGCGTGGTAGAGCTAGCCGTGCCGTTCCACACCTCCGACGCCGCGCCGTAGCTGTTGGTCGTGGCCTCCATCAGGGAGTAGCGAGCTCCGAGGGCAAAGATCACCGGCGGCGTCCATGCGAACGTGATCGAGCCGGCGGCCGCCGTGGCAGTAAGCGTGGTCGGCGCGCCCGACTGGAGCGGGTTGACCGCCGGGATCACCGACTTGCTCGGATTGTTGTAGTCCGAGAGCACGAGGTCGGTCCAATCGGTCGACTGTTCTTCCTGCAGCACCACCGACACGAGGCCGGTTGGCTGCACGGAGTAGTTGACCACGCGGAAGATCTTCGACGACCACCCGAGGTCGGGCCACGTGAGCGTGCAGGTCTCGCGCAGCCCTATCTTGATCCACTTCGGTCCCAGGATACCGGACACGACTATCTGGTTGCGCGAGGCCCGCAGGATGAACTCTGCGAGCCGCTGCGCCTGGTACTCGTCCGTGCAGGCCGGGATCTGTACCTCCTTCCATATCCTCTCGCCGCCGTCGGCCGTCTTGTACGTGTCGTTGGCGCGCGGGTAGCACTCCGTCCCCTGCCAGTTCTTCGCGGGGTTGACGAACTGGACGCGCACGCCGTTGTAGCGCTCGGTGCTCGCCTGGCCTGAACTGGTCCGCGGCGTGCAGGCCTGTACCTGCACGGGGCCGACGAAGTCGGTGTGAAACAGCGCGCTTACAGGTGAGTCGTAGGCCCCAGCCCACACCTTCCAGACGCCATCGATCTGCGCGAACCCGCCGAGCATCGTGTCGACGATCGAGCGCAGGTTCTGGATCGGGTCGTTGGTAGCGTTGAGCACGGTGTTGCACGAGTAGCGCTTCGGTGTCGCAGTGCCAGAGGCCGCAATGTTCCACTGCCCGACCTGATTGTTGGAGGTCGTGCCCGTGAAGTTGCCGGTGAGCGTGAGCTGCGTCTGGCTCTGGATCGAGGAGAGCGTGTACCAGTTCGAGTCAGGTCCCAGGATGTAGACCGTGCCGCTCGCCGGCACCCAGTTAGCACCGCTCGGGGAGAGGTTACCGGCGAGGATGTCGGAAAGGAAGGTGGTGCCGACGCCCGTGACGATCGCCGAACTGTGCGTCCAGTTCAGGAGACCAAAGAAGTTCGGCGCGGGGGCGTTCACCGTAGCGTCGCAGATGTTCGCCGCGGCTGTCACCGAGGGCCAGTAGATCTCGGCCGCCGGGTCATAGTCCATGCCGACGTTGCCGTCGATCAGGTACCACGCGGCGAGGAGCGCGGGGTTGTTCGAGTACGTCCAGGTGGTCGAGTCCGCGTAGCGCTGCGAGCCCGAGCCACCGTTGGTCGAATCAAGCCTAGGGTCGTAAACCCGCGCACCGTTCATCTCGAATGAGATCTGCGGCAGCTGCCCGCGGTTGCTCTTGTCGTCGTACTTCAGCTGCACGGCCGCATAGGCGATCCCGCGCCCGCGGAAGTCGGTGGTGAAGGCGCTCGGGAAGGCCTGCGAGAGGATGTAGTCGACCGTCTGGCTGGCGGTCCCGATGTACCGCCGCACCCAGTGGTTCGCAGGCCAGACCGTGCGCGTGCCGGTGATCAACCCGTCGTTGGCGCTCCCAGTCACGGCCGTGATCTCGGAGGACATGATCTGGTCCTGACCGATGTACACGTTGCCGAAGGAGTCGATCTGGTGCCCGGCGAGCGCATAGACGACGTGGATGAGTTCGCCGTTGTTGCCTGAGTTGAACGGCGGGATGACGTAGACGCCTCCAGCTCTTACATGCCCGAGCACTATTGCCGCCCCAGCCAGCGGGTCGACGACGCTGGCCGTGATGTCCGTCCCCATCGTGCCCTTAGGCGGCGACGGGCCGAGGGCCTGCGCGATTTTTCCGACGCCGTAGGCGAGAGCCGAGTAGACCACGACCTCTGCGACTGTCTCCGCGAGGAGGCCGGTCACGCCGATTTCAGCCAGTAGCGTCACGACGTAGCCGACCACGACACCGATCAGGGCCGGCACGTCAGAGCCTCCAGCCCTTGATCGCCGCGTGGAGTGGCAAGCCGCCGAGGCGCGTCTCCTCAGGAGCAAGCAAGTAGTGCGAGTCCATCACGGCGACGATCTCCCCGCCGTCGCGGTTAGTCGCCAGCACCACATCCCCAGTGGTACACCAGCCCCACGGCACCGGCTCGCCCAGGAACTCGGTGATCATCGCCTCCAGTCTCCCGGCGTCCTTTATGGCGCGTGCCGCCTCAAGCGCCGAGGACCACTGGTACTTCGCCCGCACGCCCTCCAGGTAGCGCCCACCCGTGACCGCGTCGGCGATCCGCGCCGCGAAGGTGATGCAGTCGTGCTCTCCCCACCTGAACGGCCACTCGCTCATTGCGGCGACCGCTACGTTGTACTTCGTCTGCCAGCCGTCGATGCGCACCGCTCACCTCCTCGGGTAACCTGGATTCTTTCCTGGGGTCGGGGTCGGCGGAGCGCCAGGGACGGCGAAGAACACGTCCTGCTTGCCCCACTGGGAGATGAAGCCCGAGATCTGCTCGACGAAGTTGAAGAACGTGTCGCCCGAGTAGGTCTGCCAGAGCGACTCTTTGTTGTAGCGTGCCGAACGAGGTTCGAGGCGCAGGCGCGATTCGACTTCGAGCTCCGCGTAGTTTCATTTGGTGGCGTCGCCGAAGTAGACGTTCACGCCGTTGACGCGCCCGGAGAAGAACAGCTCCGGGGTCGCGACCAGGGTCATCGAGTCGGTGAGGAACGCGCGGCGGAGCTTCACCGACTTGTTGAACAGGTTCTCCGTCATCGGCTCGACGAGGTCGGCAGACCCTACTGCGCGCAGCCACAGGCGGATCGCCCGCGGGAACATGTCGGTCGCCTCCTGGATCGGGTCCATCCCTCCGAACGGCCCGACCGGGGAGTACGTGTTCGAGAGCGCGTAGATGTAGTTGATCCCGGTGCAGGCGTAGACAGTCGTGCTGGTCATCGTCACCTCGGCCAGCAGCCGGAATTTCAGCTGCTGCGCCTGGCTCGCGGAGTCGACGGCGGCATAGGCGAAGCGGCTCATCAGTACACCTGCTCCATCTGTATCTGGACTTGAGCGTAGAGCCCGTACTGATTGGTGATCACAGGATCGGAGGCCGCGACCCACTTCGACATCGGATTAACGACCACAATCGCAGCACCGTCCGGGGGCGACACCACCATCTCGGGCTCGAATATCAGGAAGCCCTTGCTGGACCCGTCGCTCGAGAGCGGCGCCGTGCAGATCTTGAGTTCGCCGTTGATCTCGACGAGGTCACCGGGGTAGAGGAGCCCGTTGGTAGAGGCCGGCTGGATCGCCTTCACGTTGAGCGAGCTGCCAGACTGGTTAGCACCGTCGACCAAGAAACAGCGCGACACGGAAGCCATCCAGATGTCGAAGAAATCGCCTGAGGCCACGGTACCAGGATTGCCGTACACGCCGAAGGTGCCAGTTCCGGTTCCGGTCGCCGTCAGCACCGCCGTCTTGACCCCAGACCCGTTGCTGTAGCTCGTAGCGCTGACGCTCAGGTTGTCAGTGAGATCCGGACCGCAGGTCCAGTTGCCGCCGTTCTTCCCGACGATGATCGCCGCGCGCGCCGCGTAGGCGTAGCCGCTCGTCAGGGAGCCGGGCGAGTCGGTCGCCCCGAACTGGACCGTGGAGGAGGAGATCGCCCGCAGGATCGCGGCGTAGTTCGAGATCGCCCCGCTGGTGGCCGACCACCCGGTCGTGCCGCTGCGCAGGAAGTTGTTGGTGAGCAGCTCCGCCGAGGCGAAGGCACCGCGCATCTTGTAGTTGACGGTGCTCCAGAACGGCCGCTGCTTGCCGCGCACCGCGGCGAGAAAGGCGAAGAGCTTCGAGCGGTCGTCGCTATTATTGACCTGCATGATGCGCTGAAGCGTTAGTCGCGGGCCGCCGAAGTTGTTGGCCTGCACGACCCCGCGCGCGAACGCCGGACGGAACAGCACCGTATTGTCGTCCACGACCGTGATCTGCTCGTCGGTGCAGCCGATCTCGTTCGGGAAGTAGATCTCGCCGGCCACTTAGCGCATCCTCCCGAGGCCGTTGCGCTCCATGGTGCGGTAGAGCTCGCGGCGCTGGTTGTTGTTGTTCACCGCGATCACGGCCGTTAGCTGCTCCGCCGAGAGTCCGGTGCCAGAGATGTTCGTCACCGGAGCGTAGGTGACCGAGTTGCGGCTGCCACCAAGTTTGTTGTTCGGAACGATCTGCCCAGAGGAGTCGGGCCACCACAACTCAGCTCCAGCCTCGCCTACTAGCACCGGCTGATTCGCGCTGATCGGCCCTCCACCTGCGGCCCCGAATATCGGCGCCACGGTTCCAAGTCCTGCCAGCGCGTCGGCCCAGTCGGCGCTCGAGACCGTGTTGCTGCCGCCACCGCCGCCGAACATGGCGCTCACGAGCGCGGCCACGAAGCCCCCGCCACTCGAGGGTCGACCGACGTAGGAGCCGAGCCCGAGGGCATCAATCAGGTCCATCGCCGCGGCCTGGGCGAGGATCTGCTTGAAGGCGTTAGTGAAGTCGAGCACGAATCCGCGCAGACCCTCGTGCGTGTTGTTGAAGAAGCCGGCGAAGGAGTTCTGCAGCGCCCCGACCAGTTGCGCCTGCGCCTGACCGACCTGCGTCGACGCGAGCCGCGCCTGCTGCGGCAGCCGCTCCATGTAGACCCCGATCATCTTGAGCGTGTCGGCGTACAGCTGCGCCTCCTGTGAGTCCTTGGGTGAGCCGACCAGCCCTTCCTGGGCAGCCTTCCGCCAGTTGACGAGCGCGATCTCGAGATTGTTGAATTGGATCGTGGCCTGCTCGAGCGGATCTAGGAGTTGGCTCCCAGTTCCCTGGACGCTCTGGAAGAACTTCTGCATGGCCTCCGCGCCGCCACCCTGATCGCCGCCCGGAAGGTCCGAGATCTGCTTGAGCTGGTTGTGGAGGGTGATGACCGCGTTCTCGGCATCCGTGCGTGTGACGGCGGTCATCTTCTCGAAGTACTCGTGCATGCGCTTGGCGCCCTCGTCTGGGTCCAAGCCTTCGGCGACCTGCTTGTTCAGCATCCGCTGGAAGTCCGTGTAAGCCTGCAGGATCTTCTCAGTATCGGTCTGCGTGCTCTTGAGCCACTGCTCGTTGAGATACTGCGCGCGCTCGTTGCGAGCCTCCGCCGTGATGAGCTGATTCTGACCGAGCGAGGCGACCTTATTGGTGTAGTCCGCCCAGGCGCTGCTCGCGTCGTCCATCGACACCTTGTCGGCCGCGACGAACTTCGCGATCTCCGTGGAATCCGGCCAACCTATGATCCGCTTCACCAGATCCTGGTTGTAGTCGGCATTCCCTGCCGCATAGCCCAGTTGGTTCGGTCTGACGAAGTTCCAGCCAAAAGGAGTCCTGAGCGAATCGTTGCCACTGCCGGGCGTGCCGCCAGTGAAGAGGTGACCCATGCCGAGTGCCGACCCAGCAGCCTCTTCCACGCTTGGCCCGCTATAAGCCGCAGCGGCATTACGCTTCGCTATATCCTGGCGTATCGAATCGTTTGCCGCCCAAGCGATATTGATGTTCTGCCGCAGCGCTGCTAGTTCTTGCGGGCTATAGGTATGCGTCTGATCGTGACCAGCCATCAGGTTCATGATCATCTGATTGATCTGCGCTTCCTGCTTCAAAAGCGCGAACTCAGATGCGGCGTCATGTACTCGTCGCGCTACGCCGGCAATAGCCTCGGCCAGGAATCCGAAAGCAGTGGTCGCCCCTTCCGCTAGTTCCTGGAATCCTTCTTTAACTGCGGGATCCCTGAGCGTATCTCGCAACCCATGTATGGCTTCGACCAGCTTGTTAGGTCCTTGCTCCGCTCCCTGGAACGCCTCGGCGAAGGCATTCTTCACCTGCTGCATAGCTCCTGAGAGCGTCTCCGTGTAGGCAGTCGCATCCAGCACGCGCTTCTGGTACTGGTCGAGCAGGTAGTTCACGACCTCCTGCTGCTGCCCCTGCTGGACCAGCATCGTGATCTGCTCGCGCTGTTGCTGCGTGAAGACGATGCCGACTTCGCGCAGCATGCGGTAGCCGGCGATCGGGTTCTCCATGATGACGCCCAAGCGCCGAGCGGCCTCGGCCGCATCGCCGGTGCGAGCCGCCATGTCGAGCATCACCTGGCGCGCCTTGTCGAACGTGTCGCCGGTGATCTGACCGTATTTCAGCAGCTCCGCCTCGCCCGAGAGGATGCTCGTGCGCGCAATCGTCGTAGAGTTGGCGGCCGAGGCGGCCCAGTCCTCGAGCTGCTGGCGGCTGTACTGGACGTGCCCGCCGAACTCCTGAAAAGCGTGGTCGAATTCGAGCGTCGCGACTTGAGCCTCGTTGATGACGCTGACCAGGTCTTCGAAGCCCTTGAACGAGATGTAGCCGCTCGCGAGCCCGAGCAGCTTGTTCTGGATCGAGGTGAGGGTCGCCGACGCCTCGTCAGTCGCCTTGATGGTCAGGGAGACGGTGTTGTCAGGCATTGCCCTCTTGCCTCTTAGCCTCGGCCGCGTGCGATGCGTGAATGATCTCGAGCATGTTCACCCCGAGCGCCGGCTGCTCCAGCGTCGATCGACCGTCGGGCCACGAGATCCTCACCATCACGCCGAGTCCGTTCCCCGAGTAGCAGAGCCAGAACAGTTGCAGCCAGTCGGCAAGGCCTACGCCGCCGACGCCAGGGCCGTCGAGTTGCCCGCCACGTCCGGCAAAGTGGCCGTCGAACCTCTGCCGGACTTCGAGGGGTTTGGGGGCGTGGCCGTCGCGATCAGGTGATTGACGCACGAGAACACAAGCGGCGCGAAGAAAGCGACACGGCACACCTCATCCACCGCCACCGCGGTCCCGGCGGCGTCCGCGAGCCCCTCGATGCGCTCGACGTAACGCGCCAGCAATTGGCTCGCCAGCAACATGTACTCGGGGCCCATGTCGATGACCTCGACCTCCTCACCGTCTGGTCCCCTCACCGTGATGGTCTTAGGGTCGGCAGGCATCGCGCCGCGCAGCTTCATTAGGTCGCCGAACTCAAGGGGCTTCAACGTCACGACCACCTGCTGCCCGTCGAACGGGACCTCGTGCCTGATCGATCGAACGTAGCTGGACATCTCACCCTCCTGTTTTCCTCAGTAACCGGCCCACGTGTTGGCCAGGACGAATCGGACCGTGTAGTTGCTATTCGGGTCGATGATCCCGCGGCCGTTGAAGGCGACCGAGATCTCGCCTGGGCCGTTGGCGCCGGGCTTCAGCTGCGTGAACTTGAGCTGAGGGATGTCGATGAGGAGCGACGCGTAGTAGCCGCTCTGGACCTGCGTCCGGCGTGCCTCGGAGTAGATCAGGAGCTGGCGCTGCGAGGCTGCCACGAAGTCGTTGAACACCGAGCGGCTGTCGAAGAGCATGTTGCCGCTGATAGTGACTTCGCGGAAGCCGGTGCGCGTGTACTTGTACGGCGCTAGGGTGCCATTCAGCGTGTATACGGGCGCGATCTTCTCATCCAGCGACACCGTGATGTCGGACATGTTGCCGACCGCCCCGCCGCCCCAGCTCACCGAGGCGACGCTCCAGAGGATTCCGAGACCTAAGTCCTGAGTGTCGAGCGTGATGCCGGCCGAGCCGACGCCGTTTATCATGCGAGTGCCGCCGCCAACGGTCGCCTGGGACTTGAGCAGCTGCCCCTGCGCGTAGGTGAGCGTGAGCTTCGAGAACTGGCAGTCGAAATAGCACTCGGCGGAGTTCGAGTCCGAGTACTGCTTGTAGACCGTGAACGGCTCGCCGGCGATAGTGGCTGAGTTATCAGCTGTACGTGGAAAGAACGTATAGGTCTCAAGGGAGCCGGAAGTGACCTTGTTCGTCCCCTCCGGCGCGATCAGCGACAGCACCAAGCCGAGCGCCTTCGGGGTCGCCTCGAAGGAGAGCGTGCCATTCACCTGCGCGATGCCGTCGTAGACCGCGCCCTGCTCGAAGCGGCTCGTGAGGTTCATCGAGATGATCTCGGCCTTCGTGAGACCGACGTCCTCGCTGATCACCGCCATGTGGTGGAACGAGCCGACGTTGGCCGGGAGAGCGACTGCGTTGCCAGACCCCGCGGCCGTCTGCGAAGCGATTGCTAACTTGATTTGTGCGCCGTAGGGCATTCGATTCTAGCCTCCTCAGTTGGTTCTGCTGATCGTCGTGATGTAGAGATTCACCTGCTGCATGAAGACATTGTCGGTCTGCGTGTAGCTCTTGTAATTGACCTCGATCTCATCGATGTAGTCGATGACGCCCGGGCTGTTCTCGTCGGGCTTGAGGAACGGGTTGTCGTACAAGGCGATGAGTACGTTGGCGACCAGCGTCTCGAGCTTGTCCTCGCACTCCGCTCCGCTGCTGCCGCTCGTCTCCTGGCACACCAGCACGAGGTTGGAGCGTTGCCAGCGCGACTGGCCCATGCTGCCGAGCACCCGGATCGGGTATTGGACGCGCGCCCGGTAAATGCCGATCCACGGGCAGTCCGAGGCGTTGTTCGTGATCTGCTCCGAACGGGTCACGGAGACCCCGCCCATCAGCGGGTGCCCCATGAGCTGCTGCTGGACCGCTTTCGTGATCTCGGCGACGCTGACGATGGTAAGGCTCACGCGCTGGCCTCCTGCGCCGCCCGCGCGATGTAGGCGTTGTACACCTGCATCGCGATCTCGAGCCCCCGCTCCCGGGAGGGCAGCATCGGGCGCGCCGGGATGTGGTCGGTGCCAAGCTCATGGATGATCGCCAAGTCGGCGGCGTCTACCCCCTCGGGCTCGATCGATACGGCGCTGCGGGCCCCCACGCCAGCCACTTCGTCGTCCGAGAACGGCAGCCAGGACGCACGGAGGTGCCCTGTACGCTCCAGAATCCGAGGATGGGCCTCACCCTTGCGGGCGTACGTTCGCAGCGTGGACGGCGCCAGCGGGGCCCACGGCACGCCTGCGTTGCCTTGGCTATCGAAATAGTGCATCACCTCGGCGTAGAGCTGCGTGGCCACTTGCCTATTTGGGACAGACCGGTTGCCTATTTGCGCCTGTAGCGCCCGGAGCGCCTGGCTGGACGCGGTGACCTCGTATTTGGCCTCCATCGGCATGGCTAGCTGCTCACCGAGCTGGCGTAGTCGCGCTCGTCCTGGCTCGCCTGCTCCCAGTACGAGGATACGTCCCAGTTGGCCGGATCGTCATAGCCGTACATCGTGCCGGCGAGCGAGTCGGTGGCCGTGATCGGCGCCGGGTCGATCAGCGTGCCGTTGAGAGAGATCAGCAGCGCGCGCGAGTTGATGTCCTTGAATCGCTGCGTGACTGCCGCCTGGATCTCGACCGTCTTCACCTTGCCCTGCGTGAGCTTGATGTAGACCATGTCGATGCAGAGGTCGCGCACGATGTCTGGGGCCGGAGAACTCGGGAACGGGATCGGGTAGAGGCGCGCCAGGCGCCCGTCGACCTCGGCCTCGGCGGCGACGATGTAGGCGACCTCGAGCGTCTCGGCGTCGCCGTAGGTCGCGGCGTCCTTGTAGCGGTTGGCGACGTCGGAGAAGTCTATGTAGCGGCCCATCAGTCGACATCTCCCGTGTAGGCCCGGACGAACTGCCGGTTGACGTACGTGTTGACGGAGATCTGCGCCACCCACTCGTTCACGTACCACCCCGGGGATGCCGGCACGTGCATCAGCGCGTAATAGAAGCCATTACCGGAACTCACCGCTGTGAGTGACTGAACGACTGTACCGGTGCGGTCGATGATCGAGGAGCTGATCGCGCCCGGGAGCACGCCGGAGTTGACCCAGGTAGCCTTGAACGTGGTGCCGCCGATGACCTCTTGGACTGGGAGCCGCATGTCAGTTGTACCCTCCAAGGACCGCTGGCAAGCCGCCGCCGCCGATCTCTGGCATCCCGTCCCAAGCCGTACCCACCGCCGGCATGCCGTCGAGCGACATCCCGAGCAGCACCCGTATGTCGTAGTGCGAGGCGATGTCGCTGATGTAAATCGCAGTCCGGTCGTCGGTGACGCCGAAGAGCTCGTCCATGCGCCGCGCGAAGGCGAAGCTCTTCACGAGCTGGTCGGTCGTCAGTACCAAGTCCGACGCCTGGACAGACTTGAGCAAGTACCGGATCGTCTGGTCGGTCGTCGACAGCGCGTCGTCCTTCGCTCGCGGCAGCACCTTCTGCCGTGCCGCGAGGTCGGCGAGTAGCAGCGCGTCCTGCTTGTTTGCCGCAATGGCGCGTCCCAGGATGACGGAGTCGGCGGCGGTGAGCGTCTCAGTCAGGTACTTCGTCAGCCAGCGCCGGATCAGCGTGCCGTCGGAGAGCACGATGGTCGCGTCCGACATCACCCGCAGCTGCGTGCCGGTCGTCAGGCGGATGAAGTTGTCGATCAACGTCAGGTTGTCCGTGACGAGCCTCAGAACCTGGGTAAGCCGCTGCGCGTTGTCCGTCACGGTGAGCCCGTCGGACGGCATGCGGCTCTTCAGCGCGAAGGCCGCGATCGAATCGAGTAACGTCATCTGGTCGCTCACCCAGATGTTCGCCATCCTGGCCTTGAGCGCCTGGTCGGCGGTCAGCATGACGTCGGACGCGAGGCGGGAACTCAGCACCAGCCGCTGGACGCCGTCGGTCACCACCAGCGCCTCGTCCTTATCGATCGTGTAGGTCTGAGACCCAGGCCTTATCACCGTCGGAGTGATCGAGTCGAGGACGAGCAGCGAGTCGGACGGCACGCGCGTCGCTTTGAGGTAGCGCTGCAGGCTATCAGTGACCGAGAGGCTGTCGTCTTTGGCCCTTGTGGCCCATACGAGCCGCAGCACGGAGTCTGTGACGACCAGCGGCTCGTTCTTCACCTGCGTGTAGATCTGACCCTGGCTGGTCACCGATTTGACGATCGAGTCGAGCGTCAGCAGGGCGTCGACCGGCATGCGCGTGTAGAATACGTACCGCAGCAGCACGTCGTTCAGCGTCAGGCCGTCGGCCGTCGTCCGGTTGCGCAGCGCATACCTGAGCGTCGCGTTGTCCGACATCAAGATCGCCTCGGCCTCCCAGCGGTTGCGGAGCACCCAGGCGATCCTGTTGTCTGTGACGATCAACGTATCGTCCTTGTCGATCGTGTAGACATTCCCGCCACCGCCGCCCGGGATCACGGTGACGATGTCGTTATCCGTGACCTTGACGACGTCGGTCCAGTTGAGCTGGTTAACCTTCATCACGCCGTCACTCGTCAGAGTCAACGTGTCGTTGACGTTCGTCACCGACGGATAGCTGAGAATGATCTGGCCCTGGTAGCCGTTGCCGCCGTAGCGATTCGTGCTCGAGGTCCGGTAAGCACCCCCGCCTCCGCCACCGTAACCGCTGGCCGGCGCAGTACCTGCGCCTACGCTGCCATTCCTGCCGTTGCCGCCTACTCCACCGCTGTTGGCCGCGGCCAGCGCACCGCTCGAGCTGTTGGCGTTGTTACCGGAGTTCGCCGTCGCGCCACTTCCCCCGCCCCCGCCCCCCTGGGTGCCGGTGCCGAAGTAACCGTTGCCGCCGTTGAACTTGAAGTCGCCCGTGCAGCTGCTGACCGATCCGCCGAGCGCACCAGACGTCGTGTTGACGGCATTGGTGAGTCCGCCGGCCGCGATGCAGGACGAGTTGTTCCAGGTCGTGACGCCGCCGTTGATCGCCGTCGTGACGCTGCTGACGCCCGCAACGCCAATGAGGTAGTTGTAGATCGAACCCGGGTTGACAGCGAAAGAGTTGATGCGCGCGTAGGCCCCGCCACCGCCGCCACCGCCGGGGCCGCTGGACGTGCGCGTAACGCCAGCTCCGCCGCCCCCGAAGCACTCCACCATCGCCCAGGTGATGCTGTTAGGACAGGTCCACTGCGAACCGGTGGTGAGCGCTACCCTGGTCAATGGGTCCTCACGATCGTCGGAAGCACGCAGGGCGGTCCTGAATAACCTGGCGGCGGCGTAGCCGCGAAGGTCATCACGACTGCATCCCAGTTACCGGACGCTTGTGTGTCGTAGTACACCCAGCTTTGTTGGGAGTTATCGTTGTTGAAGTAGTAGGAACCCCAGCAATCGCCAGAGGTCATCGCCGATGCGTCAGTCTGCCCTGTGTAAGTCGGACAGAGAAAGGCCCCCGCAGCTGGAGTAACAAGGGCATTCGGCGGTCCGGTTCCCAGACCCATCGTACTGAATGCTATTCCAGTGGACGCGATCGGCGTGATGGTATTCGCTGGCGTATTTCCGGCGCCGAAAGAACCGCCATTCTGCGCAGACGAATTATCGAAGGACGACACGTTCGCCATGTCGATTATGATTCCGAGCGACGTCAGACCGGTGTTGATTGTGCCAGTCAACGTAAGGACGTCGGCGCTGAAACCGCCACCCGTACCGACTACGACCCATGCGGCGCCGGGATTCGCCGAGCCAGGCGAAAGTTGCGTCCAACTGCCGCTCGCGCTCCCGGTAGTCGCTGTCCAGCTAAAGAGGCTGCTCTGGATCGAGGAGTTGATTGCCGCTGCGGTCCCCAGGATAGGCATCTGCAACTTGTATGGGTGCGGGCTCGTCCCTTGGCTCAGGAAGTACCACTGCGTGCCGATGATGCGCGCAGCGTAGGCGTCGGGAGCCGTCCCCGATGATGCGGCTTTCAGCGCGACTGTTACACTTGGCCAGGTCGTTGCTGTAGCTGTCCACGTCCCACTGAAGGATGGGTCGATCGCGCCATGCGTCGGCTGCACGTAGTACTGGGAGAAATAACCTTGGTCGATTTGTGTTTGAAGTAGCGTGAAGTTTCCGCTCGCGTCTGCGGTGATGTCCGCTAGTCCATTGAAAGCACCAGAGAGCCCATTCGTACCGTTGTCGGTCATCCCTGCCATTTGAAGGATGAGATCCCCGTCCACCGTAGTTGTGATCGAACCGGAATCCGCTGTCCCATTTTTGACAGGAGTCGCGAGCTGATTATTTGCGACGTCCACCGGACTCGACGTTGCGATGTTGTACCACTCGAGGAACGCCGGCATGAAACCCGTGACTGCCGTCGTGCCTCCCGCGCCGAACTTCACCGTGATCTTAGTCACTCCGCCGGTCGCGTTCGGCAGGATATAGACACAGAACTTAATGCCGTTGCCAGAATCCGTAACGGTATAGTTCGGCGAACTTGGCCACGTATTACTCTGATCATCTGTGATCGCAATCGTGCTCGTTCCCGTCGTCGTGACCTGGAAAACGAGGATCAGACAATTATTGGCAAGCGTGGGATTGGTGAGCGGCAGAACAATGGAAGCCGCTGTCTCGCCATTCTGACTGTTGCCCCACGCGATGCGCTGCACTAGCCCAGGGATTGCCGTGAAGGCGTAACGCGCTTCATGGCTGAGGATGCTGGGCAGATTTACCTTTGCTAGTGGTTGATCAAGCGCGAGCTTGATAGGTGCGGCGGTAAGTTCGTCAAGCGAGTAGGCCGTAAGTGCCGGTGACGAGACTGGCACCCACAATGCAATGCAGGCGGCAACCGCCGCGGCTACGTGAGAGGGTTTCTGCCGGATCCTCACGCTGCCGCGATCTCCATCTCGTCCATCGGTACGCCGACGTCCTGGTCGCAGGTCGTGCAGAGTACGTAGGGCGACGTGCGCATCTGCTCCATGTCGCCGTCCACGTGCCCGATCACGCCCACGCCCTCGGCGTCGATGCAGCAGCGGCTCACGCGCCCGTCAGATAGCACCGTCACCCAGCCGCCGGTCACCCAGGGACAGGGCCGCCCTTTCTGGACGCTCACCGCCCACGGCACTTGGCCCGCCCAGTCGATCGAGGCCACCGAAGGATCTGCGCTGATCCCGGCCAGGATGCCAGCAGCGCGCAGCGCGTTGACCGCAGGACCTGCCTTCTCTGGCCGGTGGAGGCTCACCCAGACCCTGATCCGCGAAGGTGCGATCGCCTTCGCTAATTCAGGCGTCATCAGGAGCCCGTTGGTGGCGAGGATCAGCTGTGACGCCTCGCCAACCGCCTCCCGAGCGAGGAACACGTTGCGGACGAACTCGGGGTGCATGGTCGACTCACCGATCCCGGCCAAGTTAAGCTCCGCCGGGCCATTCCTCTCGACGAAATGCCGCGCCCAGTAAAGCGACCGCGCATAGATCTCGGCCGTCATGTGCTCCTTCGGCCGGCCCATGTGCGGATGTGGGCAATAGCGGCACCGCAGGTTGCACTGCGAGGTCATCTCGATCTGGTGAACCCGCCGGACCTTGAACGAAAGCATCGCGTCCT